CAGTTACAAGACGAAGAGAACAGAGAACTTATGGGGCGACACATGGAAATCATGAAGCATGTGTCATCTAAGGAGATGGAAAGACTAGGATCTGCCCATGTTTATGAGGATGGGAACTCCGATTTGCCAATTTTGAACGCTGACACTATGGAAGAACAGAAGGAAAGCACATGAAAGCAGTAATTTTTGGCGTAACAGGACAAGATGGATCGTATTTAGCCGAGCATTTGCTTGAAAATAACATCAAAACAGTAGGTGTTACACGAAGAACATCGTTTGAAAACATTTCTCGCATAAGAAATGCGATGAATTCGTCCGATTTTAGTCTAGTTTATGGCGATGTGACCGATTATCACTCGATTGAGAGCATTTTGTCTGCTGAAAAGCCCGACTATGTCTTCAATTTAGCTGCACAATCACATGTTCGCATATCTTTTGACCAACCAAAGCTAACTTTTGACTCAGTTGCACTAGGTTGCTTCAATGTTTTGCAAGCTTTCAAGGAAATTACTCCTTGGGCGAAGTTTTATCAGGCTAGTTCGTCCGAACAATTTGGAAATATGGTCGAAGAAGACGGAACTCAAGACGAAACTACTCCATTTGTACCAGAAAGTCCTTATGCAGTAGCAAAAGTAGCAGCACACAACTTCGTAAACTGCTATCGCAACTCATATAACATACATGCAAGCTGCGGAATTCTCTTTAATCATGAGAGTCCACGCAGAGGACACAACTTTGTGACCAGAAAAATCAGTTTGTGGGCAGCAAAGTTCATGTATTGTTATGAAAGAGGTCTTCATTTACCTAAATTAAGTCTTGGAAATCTAAAAGCTAAAAGAGATTGGGGTCATGCAAAGGATTATGTTAGGGCGATGAAGCTAATTGTTGATCAAGACAAGCCAGACGACTATGTAGTAGCTACTGGTAACACCCATTCCGTTCAAGATTTTCTAGAAGAAGCTTGCCTTGTTGCAGGAATTGACAACTACAAGCAATATGTTGATATAGATGAGTCTCTTTTTAGACCATCTGAAGTAAAACACCTTCGTGGAAACCCTACAAAGATCATGGAAGTGACTGGTTGGACACCCACCTTCACCTTTGAAGAGTTAGTTAAAGACATGGTTATGTCTGACTATCAACTTTATGAACAGCAAAAAATATAAAGTAATCAAAGACACTAGAGAACAGCTTGGTTGGGAGTTTAACCCAGGTCCATCTTGTGATGGAATGACTATCGCTACACTAAAAACCGGCGATTATTCATTAGAGGGTTTTGAAAATAAATTTGTCATAGAACGCAAAGGTGATCTTAGCGAGTTTTCAAACAACATTACGCAACAAAGATTTCACGACGAGTTATTAAGGCTTGAAGAATTTGAATTACCATTTATAGTTTTAGAATTTACTATGGAAGACATTTACAAATTTCCACAATCGACACAAATTCCGCCAAGTAAGTATAAGTATATAAAAATAACTCCGCAGTTTATTGTCAAAGCACTTTTAGATATAGAAGTAAAGTATAAGACCAAGATTATCCTTGCAGGAAAATACGGAAAAGAAGTTGCATCTAGTTTATTCAAGAGAGTATGTGAGCACTATGGACAAACTAAAGAAAGTTCTTGATAAAGCTTGGATGCTTTCTGAAAAAGAAATTCAGGGCATTCGGCCCGGAGCGGACATTTCGCACATAGAGTCTCTTTTAGATTTGCCAATCGGAACTATTCATCCTTTCAATGTGATGACGCATTATGACAAAGAGAATCCGCATGTGCATCTTTTAAAAATCATGCGTAATCCAGATTATTTTCCTTTTACATGTAAATTATTATTCGATATTGAAATTATGCCGTTCCAGCATTTGATTTTGAAAGAGCTTTGGAATCGCCCCTTCCCTATGCTTATTGCTGGTCGTGGTAGTGGAAAGTCTTTTATCTTAGGTTTATATGCAATGTTACGACTTTTATTTACACAAGGTTGTAAAATTGCAATCGTTGGTGCTGCATTTAGACAGGCCAAAGTTATTTTTGAATACATGGAAAATCTTTGGGTAAATGGACATATCTATAGAGATTTATGTGGAACTGGTCGTGGCAAAAACAATCGTGAACAAGGACCAAGCAGATCAGTAGATCGTTTTGACATGATCGTTGGCGATAGTGTTGGATTTGCACTTCCTTTAGGTAATGGCGATAAGATCCGTGGTCAAAGAGCAAACTATACAATCGCTGACGAATTCGCATCTATTAAAGAAGAAATTTACCAGAATGTTGTTAGGGGCTTCTCATCAGTAGCTGCTTCTCCTGCTCAATCTGTTAAAGATCAAGCAAGAATTAGGTTAATGAAACAACTTGGATTATGGAGTGAAGAAAATGAAAAAGAAGAAAGTAGAACTTTAAGAGCAAACCAAAACATAATCTCAGGAACAGCTTACTATTCATT